AAACTAGACATGATACGTCGTGATATGAAAGCTGATGTTGTGTTTAGACCATCTAAAGAACTAACAAATGAAGAAAAGAAATTAAAAAAACAATATACTGACCAAGAGAAAGGACCAAGCAAAACCATAGCAGGTCAAATGTTATATCAAACACTTGCTAACAAACAGCAAAAGGTTCCAAATCCTATACTAGATGAAATGTTACCAGAGAATTTTCTAGGTAATGGTATGTTAATAGATGCTAATGGTAATATAAATGTAGAAGATTTTGTTAAGATAAAGAATTTTAAAGGTTGGGAAACAGAGGGTAAGTTTGGTGAAGGTAGGATGAAAACCATGCTTGATAAAATTTTAAAGGTTAGTGAACCTGCTCTTCCAAAAGGAAAACCTTTACAATATTTTGTTAGACAAGACGCTGCTTCTGATGCTTCAGCTAATTTGGTTTTTGAAATGGGTAAGGGCTCAAGAATGAGGGCGATTGCTAAAATACTACAACAAAGAGATGGTTTGTTTGATAGCGTAGACGATATGGCTAAATATATTCGTAAAGAATTAGAAACAAATCCTAAGTGGGTTACTCAAGAAACCGTAAAGAATAAAGCAGGACTACCTAAGTTTAGAAAAGATAAGAATGGTAATCGTATCGAAGTAAAAGAGCCTAAACAAATAGGAGTGGGTGGCTCATGGGAAGTCAGGGATGGTGCTATATGGTTTGATGACAGTTTTAAAAGTAGTGACTACTCTTTAGGCGGTGTTAATGTAATGAATTTTCTTGAGGTTGATGGAACAAGAGGGTCAATGTTAAGTGATATCAATGACATAGCAGGTATACCTATGCCATCAGGTGATAATGCTATGACGTTATCTCTTCCTAAGGTTGCTAACATGTATGTTAATAAAGGAAACCTTAGTCCTGCTAAATATAAAGCAAAGGTAGAAGAAACTCTTATGCGTATGGGTGCTAAGGCAAAAGTTGCACAGAAACAACCAAGAAAAAATAAACAAACTGATGAGAGAAAAGAACAGTTAAGACCTGAAAGATTAGAGGAAGAAAAAATGGCTAGAGTAGAAGCTATCATACCAAGAGAAGCTTCAGAAAGAGGTACTAAATATAGTGATGCTTATAAAGATTTAATGAACAACTATAGAGCAGGTACTTTATCAGTAGCTCAAACAAAAGTAGCAAGAGATATACAAGCTTTGGATATTAAGTTTGAAGATTTAACTATGAAGGACTGGATGAAATACCTAGCTAAGATAGGAGTTGTTGGTGGTGGAACTATAGCTTTAACTAGAGGTGACAACTAATGGACAATGCTTTAAACATTGCAAGCCTACTAACTAAATACTTCCCTGAGAGTGCCATATCTGCTATTCTAGGCAACATTGATGTTGAAACAGGGGGTAGCTTTGACTACCAACAACAACAGGAAAATGGGAATGGTTATGGATTGTTCCAATTTGACTCACAAAAGAAACCATATCTTAAATGGCTAGAACAAAGTGAACTAACTGACAGTCCTGAATCACAGATTAGATTTGTTGCTGACTCTATATACAATGATAAGTATGACGCAAAGGGAATGTTTACTGGTGCGTTAGATATTGGAGGGAAGAGTAGGAAGAAGATACGGAAGTCTTTTGAGGAAGGGTCTACTGCTGACATTACTAAAACTTTTTCTAAAGAATATGAGCGTCCTAGTAAACCTCACATGGATAGGAGGTTGCAATCAGCAGAAGATTTTGATAAGTTTAAAGGATTGTTTACAAACCCTTCAGAGTTTCTATAAGTTTAACTAGGTTCACTAGCTGTAACTTACTTGCGTTGTTGTCACCACCCATCACACTTCTTTGAGGTAGCTTAGGTAGTATTTCTTTTAGCTTGTCGACTGGGAACACAAGACTACAAACCAATTGGTTATCAACAGTTAAGTTATGTACCCATAAGTCAGCTTCAGTAGCTGCAATTCCGCTAGGCTTACCATAACTTTCACTCTCTATACAGATGTTACCTGTCTGTGCCCATCTGTCACGTTCTGTTTTTACTTCACAAGTCTTAGCACCGGAGAACATTTCATCAATGTACTTCTCCCACTGCTGTCCGAATGACAAGTCAATGTCAAACTTCTTTAATTCTTTTATGTCGTTGCTTTTGTTTAAAGGCATATTGTTTCCTTAGTTTTAAGTAGAGTATTGAGGTCCTGTCCATACGAACAAGACCCCTATTAAACATCTTATGCACCGGCAGGGGCACCTAGCCATCCGAATACCAATGCAACAATCACTACACCTAGAAACACAGTAAGCGATTTGTTCTCAAGAACTTGGTTAATTATATCTTTCATAACTACTCCTTTAAAGTTTAACATTATACTAGCCACCCTTTACGAAGGGCATCTAGAAACATAACAACATATATCAACGACACTGCTGATACACTACCTACCCCTAGCATTGCTAAGTTAAATAGTTTCTTTGGTGTTACTCCTTTATTATACCACATATTATTCTCCTAAATTAATTATTAATATTTGTAAAGCTAAAATAAGTAAGACTGTTTCTATCATTCTATATCCCTCTCTTCTTCAACCAAGTCAACAAGTTCACATACACTACCAGTACAGGCTAGTGCTTTAGTACCTACAGTTTGGTCTGTTAATTCATACTCGCTAATCAAATCCCAGTTAACTTCCTTAGGCATCTTCCAAGCTAGTTCATCATGAGTCTTTCTATCACACTCTTCATATGGTGCTTGCTGATATGTGTGGTCAGAGTGAGGTAGGAAAGATACACCGGACACTTCATCAAAGTGTTTGTATACCCACGCACCTACTTCCATCCACTCATGTTCCCTAACACTAATGGTTACACTAGGCTTGTGCTCACAGTAGTATCTTTGATACATAAGCCAGAGCTCTAGTTGTTCAATAGCGTTCCTCTCGTTCCTAGTTACTGCACCCTTAGGAGCTTTCATAGGGAATGAGAATACTTTTACACTGTTAGGTTTCATTACATCAGGTTCAGCAGGTATACCTTGGTCCTCCATTAGCTGTGCTATTGGGTCCTTAGAATCTGCTCTGACTCTACGGATATAGTAATCACTGTGTCTAGTGTGTATACCACTGGCACTATCTACTAGCTGACTGACTGTACCACTAGGTTTAATAGCAGTAGTAGCAGTAGCTTGTTGAATACCTAATAGCTCTGACCAGTCCTTGTTAGTCTTAACAGTTTCTTTCTTTAAGTCTGATAAGAAATCAGGTAGGTTACGTTTACCGTAATGTCCTCTGTCTGTGTTACTTCCATTCATGAACTCATTGTCCATGATGCCAGTTAATGACACACCTAGTAATGCTTCTTCTTCTGTATTGTGTACCCACTTAGGACGTAAACGTTTGATGTTAGTCAGTGATGCTTGGAACGTACCAAGTATACTAGCCAGTCTAACCTTACGGAGTATATCCTTTTGCTTATCTTCTGCCCTGACTACTACCTCGGTTAGATTACAGAACTGTCCATCCCTAAGAATGATTTCACTACAAGGGTTACAACCAAAGTCATGGTCAGTATCACGTCTACCAATAGAAGCTACTTGTTTAATTGCTGCTTCTCTATTAAAGATACCACGCTCACCTGACTTAGATTCATATAAAGAAGTCCACTCCTTCATGAAGATACCAATGTCTGGCTTCTCTGTGTAGCATACACTGTTGTTACTTAGTGCCATCTCAGGGGTATCAGACCACCACTGACCAGACTTAGCATTACGCATGCGTTCATCAGTTAGGTTAGACAAAGAGATAAGTGCAGACCTACGTACACCACCTACAACTACAACCTCTGCAATCTTACACATCATACGGTGACACTCAAAGCTAGTTAGCTTACGACCTACTGCATCTTTAAATAGATTAGTAGAGAAGTTAAACAAGTCTAGTAATGGTTCAGGTCCTGATGCTCTACCACCAAAGGTAGATAGTCTAGCACCCTTAGGTCTTACCTTAGAGAAATCCCACTTAGGCATCTCACCATCATAGAGATAGGTAATAAGTTTACGGAATGCAGACTGCCATCCTTCCTTACTATCCTGTACTACGATGACATCTTCTACATCTACTAGCTCCTCTGGTACCTCAGGTAGTTTGTTTACTTGCTGTCGCTCTACACTAAAGCCAACACCAGTACCGTGCATAAGAACGAATAGACATTCATCAAATGCTTTAGGGTGGTCAACACTTAGGTAGGCACAGTTGTATCCTGCTATGTGGTTCTTAGCTAAGGCTGGACCTGCTGTCATTAGTGCTCTCATGCTAGGCATAACATCTAAGTTAAGCACAGCTTCCTCAAGAATCTTACGAGTCTTAGGTACTAACTCTTGGTTAGTGTTCTCTTTCAGATGTACCTCCATGAAATCAAAGTAGCGTGCTACTGTTTCCTTCCATGTTTCTCTACGTTTCTTTTCAGGTAGCCACCTTGCGTACCTGCTAAGAGCAATAAAGTTTTGGTAATCAGTTGGTAATTTATTCATCCTCTATTCCTTTAAATTTATGTAAGTTATCAATAAGCTTGTCGTCAAATCTTTCTATCAGTTCCTCAGGTTCTATATCTAAGAAGTCACAGAGCAGACAAACATCAAACTCTTGGGTTATCTTTTCTTTAAGTTCATTTAGCAGTAGTGCCATAACGCTTTAGCTCCTTCAATGTATCTGTTGTGAACCACTTGAACCCTTCTTTCTCACACCACTCACCCATAGT